CCTATTGAGCCAATAGATGTTGATGTAAATAAGTTTTTAAATAAGCAAACCCTACCTAAAAAAGAAATTAAAGGAATTAAAGTCGCAACCTATGCCAATAAAAAAGGATAAATGGCAAAAGGCTTTTGAAAAGGAATTGGACAAAGCCGAAAAAAGGCAATCTTCTAAAGTAAAGCGATACTATAAAAACCAATACTATAAAGGCGCAGAATCTTTTTTGTCTAGTGGCCAAACATCTTTTCAACTTTTATTTAGTACAAACGAATTACTTAAAATTTATCGTGATTTATACGAGGATATAGGTTTACAATTTGCCAAATGGTATGCAAGAAATTTTGACAAGTATATTAAAAAAGGCGTAAACCCAAATCAATACGTTGATGAATGGCAAAATTCTTTTGCGTCTTATGGCTCCGCCGTAGGTGCTGAAAGGGTTACTTTAGTAAGTGGAACTGCAAAAAAAACACTACAAAAAGTTACGCAAAATTTAATGACTGATATTGATTTTCAGAATTTAGGTATTGCCGAAAAGACTAGGATTTTAAGAAGCCAATTCAATAGGTATTCGTCGTTTCAAGCGGAGCGATTAGTTAGAACAGAGGCAACAAGTGCTGCAAACTTTGCAACTTTAAAATCTGCAAACACAATATTTCCGGCAGCCGATATGATGAAAGAATGGGTTGCGTCTTTTGATGACAGAACTAGGTCAACACACGCCGAAGCCGGTGCAAGTGAGCCAGTTCCTCAAAATGAGCCTTTTATGGTTGGGGGTGCTTTAATGATGTATCCGGGAGACCCAAGCGGCCCGGCTAGTGAGGTAATTAATTGCCGTTGTTCAATAGCGCCATTTCCTAAAGAAACTGCCCAAGCGACCGGAGAAATTTCTGACATTGGTTTTGGTGTTTCATTTGGTGCAAATCAAAAAATTTAAAAATCGTATATTTACAAAAATTTTTCTATATGAATACAATTCTTTATAAAGCGGCTCCGGTTGGAGAGTTAATCGATGCGGATGAAAAGGCCGGAATCATAAAAGGTTACGGATCATTTTTTGGAAACAAAGATTCTGATTCTGATATAATTATGAAAGGCGCTTACAAAAAGACAATCGCCGAGAATGGCTCGAGAGTTAAATATTTATATCAACACGATATGAATCAACCAATCGGGAAAATGACCGAACTTTATGAGGATGACAAAGGTTTAGTTTTTGTTGCAGAGATTGCTAAAACGCAACTAGGAAAAGATGTTGTTGAATTAATGAAAAGCGGAGTAATAACCGAAAATAGTGTAGGTATATTACCAATACAAAAGCAAGACAAAGGAGATTATAGAGAAATCAACGAGGTTAAACTATATGAAATTAGCGCCGTTACATTGGCAGCTAATGACCAAGCTAAAATATTAGACGTAAAAGGAAATGTAGATTTAGAAAAAGTCTCTAAACGATACGATAGCCTTTCTAAACTATTGCGCAAGGGCGACATTTCAGACGAAATGGGTTACGCTATTGAAGCAGAAGTATTAAAATTAAAATCATTATTTATTGAGTTCACGAAGCCGACAGAAATTATCACTTCGCCGAGTATTGAAGTAAAAAACAATGATTCACAAGTGTATAACTATTTATTAAATTCTTTAAATTCGTAAAAAATGGACGAAAAATTAAAAGATCAATTAGACGGAATAAGCAAGTCTATTGACGCAAAGATTGAAAAATCTAATTCAGACGTTGTAAACAACGTTGTTGAAAAAGCTAACGAGATTGTAAAATCAGAAGTTAGCGGAATGGCTACTAAATTAAACGAGCGTTTAGACGCTATGGAGGTAGCAAACAAAAAACAATTCAATAGCCAAAAGAAAGTAACTTTTAAAAGTGCTTTAAAAGAGGCCTTGGATAATGGAGCGGTTGAGGGCCTTGCAAAAGGTAATGCAAGAAGCGCATCATTTGAATTGAAAGCGGATATGACTACCGGAGCCGATTTTACTGGGGAGGTAATTCCGGCGGACAGAGTACCAGGTTATAAATTTGACCCAACAAGACCAGTTCACGTAAGACAATTACTAGCTACTGGATCAACTCAATCTGATGTTGTACGATATGTAAAAGAATCAGGATATTCTAATGGCGCTGCTGCAACTGCTGAGGGTACAACTTTAGGACAATCTGATTTTGATATGACTGCGGCTGATGCTAACGTAAGAAAAATCGGAACTTACTTCCGTATTTCTGAGGAAATGTTGGCTGATACGCCACAATTAACGTCTTACCTTTCTGCAAGAGCGCCTGAGAAACTTTTAGAAGTTGAAGATACTCAAATATTAAGCGGAGACGGAACTGGTGCTAATTTAAGCGGAATCATTACTGACGCAGCTGACTTTGATGTTTCTTCAAGTGGTGCTTTTTATCAGTCTGTTGAGTCTGCTAATGAGTTTGACGTTATCGTTGCAGCATTAAACCAATTAGCTTTGTTAAACTACAACGCTGATTGTATTATGTTAAATCCTACTGACTTTAACAAGATTTTATTGTTAAAAGATTCAACTAACAAATACTTGAAAGACCAAGTTTATAACGGATTACAACCATCTTTTTCAGGTGTTAAAGTAATTCAGAACACTGCTATCGCTGCCGGAAGTTTCTTAATTGGAAACTTTGGTGTTGGTACTCAGTTATGGGTTAGACAAGGTGTAAATGTTGAGTTCTTTAGAGAAGATGGAACTAACGTAAGAGATGGATTTGTAACTGTTAGAGTAAGCGAAAGAGTTGCTTTAACAAACTACTTACCAAATGCGTTTGTTAATGGATCTTTTGCAACTGCAATCGCATCATTAGAAACTCCATAATAACTAAAATAATTTATTTTAAAGGGCCTAGATTAATTTCTAGGTCTTTTTTTATGCCCTTAATTTACAAGGGGTTATGAATAAAATGAAAAAAAACTTTAAATAAAACTGAAAATATTTTTTTAATTCCAAAAAAGGTTTTATCTTTGGAGTGTGGAAAACAAACTACCACTTTAAAACAAAAATATTATGAAGCTAACACACGAACAAAAAAGATTAATTCAGGATTATTTACAACACTATTACGAAATGAATATTGAATCCAAAGAAGCAAAATTATCTTTGAAAAATCAAATTCAATTAATTTATGATTACACAACTCATATAGTTGAGAATTAATAACTAACGGGAGGGTAAAACCTCCCTTTAAAAACCAAACAAAATGAAAAATTACACAAAAGAACAATTAGAACTTTTATCATTAAAAAAATATGGTAAGCCTTACAATCAATTAAATTTTATTGAATTTCAATTATTAACCTTATAACATACAATAAGCAAAGACGATAGAATATAATTTAAAACAAACAAAATGAAAAAACTACAAACTTTAATAATGATTTTAGCGCCTAGCTATTTCATCGTAAGATTATTAACCGGATTAATTTTTAACGTATAATGAGCAAACCAAAACACTACGACAATGGCGCCAATTATGACGTTATAGATATAGCAAACGATTACAACCTATCCTTTGCTAGAGGAAACGCCGTTAAATACATTGTAAGGGCCGGAGTAAAAAGCCAAGACACAGAGATTGAGGATTTAGAAAAGGCGATTATTTGCCTGGAAAGAGAAATTAATCATTTAGAAAAAAAATAGCTATGGATGTATTTGATCACCAATTAAACGAACATTTAGAATCGTCAGAACAAAAAAGCGAATGTATGGAGTGCGGAGTTGATGTACAACTTGGAAAACAATATTGTTGCTTTGGTTGTTTTGATTCATCTAATAGGTAGCGCCTAAATGCTTTTTATTGACTTATAACCTACGTTAAAACGTGGGTTTTTTTTATTTTGCTATCTTTACGATATGGATAGCAACCAAATTGGATGTCTTGCTGAATACAAATTTGCAACTGCTGCAATGGAGAAAGGCTTTTATGTTTCATTTCCTTTACTTAATACTTCGAGATATGATTGCATTATTGAAACACAAAAAGGATTGCTTAAAATACAAATTAAATCAGTCCATAAATTAACAAATAGGCCAAGAGTTTTTTTAAGAGATACAAAACTAAAAAATTACAAAACTAAAGACGTAGATTTTTTTGCTATTTACTACAAAGAGAAAGACGGATTCTTTATTATTAAAAATGACGGCATACAAAAATCAATTGAATTAACATCGCCTAAATATTTAAAATTTTTTAATAACTTTGCAGAACTTTAAATGTTTTGAATTTTGTTTTCCAACGAAAAGGCGTCGCAATCTAATGTGGCGCTTTTTTTTTATCTTTACAAAAATATTTATAATATGAAACTAAAAATCAAACAATCTATTTTAAAAGGAGACAAGCGTTACAATGAGGGCGATGTTATAGAATTAGACGCAAATACTGCTGATAATTGGATTAAAAAAGGTTTAGGATCAAAAATATCTAAAAAGAAAGAAAAGCAAACCTTTGAAACAAAAGAACTAAAGGTTGAATTTAAAGAAATCAAATCAAATGAGACAAATTAAAATTAACGCAACAACCGGGAATGAAATATTAACGGCTCAAAATGTTAAAGATTATGTTCGTATTGATACAAGTGCGGATGATAATTTAATTACCGCAATGATTTCTCAGGCTCGTATATGGTGCGAAAATTATATTTCAAGAGATATTGTTCCAAAAAATAGAACGTACTACCTGGACACAACAAACGGATTGTTTGATTTACCTTTTGGGCCAATTGCTAGTGTTTCAGAGGTTACAATTAACGGAACTGCTACAACTGACTATGAAATTCTTGGTTTAGATAATGAAACTATTGAACTAGACGGAGGCTCTGCTGAAAGAGTTAAAATTACATATGTAACTTTAGGAATAAATGATTCTTTAGTAAAACAAGCGATGTTGCAACTTATATCAACCTATTATGATAATAGAGCAGATTTTACAACTGAGCAAAACAATGTTGCAGAAGTACCAACATCGACAAGAAAAATTTTGACGTCTTATAAAACTATGTTTATTTAATGGATGCCGGAAAACTAGATTCTAAAATAACAATAAAACGATTAGTTAAATCGTCAGATGGTTTTGGCGGTTATAATTCAACTTTGTCAAATGTTGCAACTGTATGGTGTAATTTAAAGCAGATTAGCGGAGATATAAGCGACAAACTAGGGAAAAGAACACAAGACACTCAAGTTGAAATAATGATGCGTAAAAATACCGCAGATTTAATTCAGTTGGGAGATATATTTATTTTAGAGGGTGGATCTCAACAATATCGCATAAATGAAAAGTTTGAGTTTGATTTGGATTTTTATACTAAATTATTAGCAACAAAGTCTAAGTAAAATGAATATTAAAATCGACCAATCAGATTTGGCCCAACTTAAAAAAAAGTTAGACAATTTGCGTTCCTTTGATAAAAATACGTTATCAAAAGAACTTGGCTCGGCCGGTTTAGATATTGCACGAATTGCAAAAAAAAATGTGGCGTCTGATTATGGTACACTAAGGCAGTCAATAAAGTCAGAAAAAAAGGGTAAAACTGTTGAGGTAATAGCGGGAGCAAAATATGCGCCTTATGTAGAATTTGGAACGGGTGCTTTTGTAACTTTTGATGATATGCTTGAATTAGGAATACCAAAGAGTTACGCAGCACAATTCAAAGGCGCTAAGCCAGGTTATATGAAACCTCAACCATTTTTCTTTGGCTCTGCTAGAATAGGTCTAAAAAAATTATTAATGCGCTTAAATGGCGAAATTAAAAAAGCAATAGAATAAGATGTTAGAAGCAATTCATTATGTTAGAAAAGCAATTATTGCAAAGTTAAACGGCAATGTTTTAATTAATAGCGTTGCGGTACCGGTTTACAATCGTATTCCAACGGATGCAACATACCCATTAATAAGAGTTTATTCAGTTTCAACAGACGAAACAGACCAAAACCAACAATCGTTTAACACCGAAACAATAACACGAATTGAATGTATTTCAAAATTCTATTCAGATGATGGCGGACAATTAGATACAAATTTAATGGTTTCACAATGCCTTGAAAATGTAAGAACAAGATCTTCAAACTATATTGACATAACTGCAAACGGATTTAATGTTTATACAAGTGTAAACAATGGCGTTACTTACTTAGAGGATGATTTATCAGATTCAACTTATTTTAGAGGTGTAATTGAATTATCAAATAAAATTGAACAAATTAACTCAGTTGAAGGTTTACAAAGTGAATTACAAAACGAACTACAATCATAAAAAATTAAACTATGGCTAAAATAACTTTTTCAACAAAATCAGATAATCAAACTTCAGTATTACCTGAAATCAATAAAGTAACTGCTGCTAATATAAACGAAATAAAAAATTCAGTAAATGCTTTGTATGATTCACAAGGTGGTTGGGTTGATTATGAAGATTCAGCAACAACTACAACGCCAATAAATCTAACGCAAAATGTTTGGACAGATTTAACAAATGACAAGGCCGGAAGCGGAACA